ATACCTTTTTATAACGTAGACGAGGAATAGATAATGACTGGATTTTGGGAAAGTGATTTAGGAGAAGTAACAGGAAAAGCAGAAGATGCATTTGCTAAGCAATTTACCATGATCCCAGACGGAACCATGGCTTTAGCACGCGTTGAATCCTTTGTGAACGACACGAATTCCAATGGGTTTAAATGCCTGATTGTGGTCTGGATGTTGACCGATGGGGATTTTAAGGGGGCGAAAGTATCTCAAAAAATAAAAGTGTTTGGTGGGGAAGAACAATATGATAAAGATCCCGCCAAAACACGCCATCGCGCCTTAAATATGCTCAAACTCCTATACCAACAGTTTGGCCTAAAACCAAAGACTGCTGATGCACCCACAGACGCAGACTTGTCTGTATTTGTTGGAAAAATCGCCGGAATTAAAGTGCGCGAAACAGAACCAAATTCTGATAACAAAACCTTCAACTGGGTCTCTGAAGTTCATCCATCACAAGGGTTTAAATGCGAGACCGGAATAAAACTTGCGTTTATTCATACTCCTTCTACAAAAGACGATGACTTGTTTGATAGTGCTTTTTCTAGAAACCAGAAATCACCTCATGCCTCATCATCTTCCTCAGATGTTATTGATGACGTTCCTTTCTAAACTGAGTCAATAAATGGATGAATCAAGATTTGGGCAACTGGCTTCTTTAGTCGACCGCATGGAACACACCGAAGAAGCCCCTAGATATTATATAGGGGCTTCGATAATAGGTTCTGATTGTCTGCGTCAAATTTGGTATGAAAGCACGGGACAATTAAGCTCTGGAGTTCCAAACAGAACACGAAGGACATGGAAGGTAGGCTCTATATTAGAACATTATGTCGTTGGATTGCTTGAAGAAGCTGGATTAAAAATTGAACGACCTAATGAACAAAATAATTACTGGTCCGTATGCGACAAAACGCATACTTATTTCCAGGGGCATTTTGATGGCGTTTTGGTTGAGAAGAAAGCTATTTTGGAAATTAAGACCGCTAAAGATTCCAGCTTTAAAATATTTATTAAGTCTGGGTGTAAAAAATGGAATCCAAAATATTACGCACAGATTCAATCCTATATGGGAATGTCTGGAATGAATTTGGCATATATTGTGGTTTTCAATAAAGACACCAGTGAGATTTTTGATGAATGCATTAGTTTCGATCCCGATTTTTATCAGGAACTAAAAGATAAGGCGAAGATGATATACAGCGCAATATCTCCCCCTCCAAGAATTAATGGAAGTCCTATTTGGTATCAATGCAAAACATGTAAGTTCAATAAGGTATGTCATGAATAGGGAGAAAAAAATGAATGAGATAGAAATTAATGAGGAATACGCAGCAGAGAGTAAAGAGCTTGCTCTTCAGATGGCTCAATTCATTGCGGAAGAAGCAGAAATAATAGGGAGTGAAGAGAGTGCGTTTTGTGATCGCTTTAAGGCGCAAATGATAATAACGCAAGCATTTAATGGGATTGATTCAGCTGTTCAAGAATGCGAGCGTTTACAAAATAAATCTCCTGATGAAAAAAAGAAATCTAAAAATACTGGAAAACTGGATGTCGAATATTTTAAAAAAATGCGCAAAAGATATCAGGGTATTCATGACAAACATGAGGAAGACAGCGCGCGACATAAAGATACTTTGGATAAAGATTCCATTAAAAAATAAATATAGATAAAGGTAGAGAATAATGACAGAAGTACTTACTGAGCAAGAAGAATCGTATCTACAAAAACTTTTTGCAGAACACCATAAAACAATAGAACTCAAGCTTCATGAAGAGCTTAAAATATTGTCCAAATATAAAGGGGAACTGGCTCGTAATTATGAGTCTGCCGCTAAGCACCACAATACGCTCATTGGATGCATGAAAGATATCATAGAAAAACAAGAAGAGCTTATCGGGTTATGTCGCCATCTTGGTGGTCTGGCTGCACGCATTGAGAATTATTTTTTGCAGGATGTGAAAGATTCACAGGATGAGCAAGAAGAAACAAAACTCGAAGTCCCTTATGATTCACCAATAGATAAAAATATTACTATCGAAGATTTTTTTCGGGATGTGCGCACTTCGTGTATAGATGGCGTTCTGGTTGAATATATCATAGAAGCTCACTGCGCCTCTCTCAATCACGTCGATTTAGGGAGAACAGCACTTATTTCCAGCGGAATAACGCATCTGTATATGCTGGATGGAAAAAGCATCACTCAGATTAGGGGAATGATTGGGATGGGCCCTCAAGCAGCTGCGATTATTATTTTCTTGGCAGAACTAAAAGGATTAAAAATATTTTATGGGAAAATAACAGATCACATAAGCACCCACTATTTCTTAAATAAACTAAAAGGAAATGATGATACAAAGATTGGAGATTTACAAAATGGATAAAAATGAATCAGATGAATCAAATGATCTTTTACTTAGAACATCCGCACTTAAAGAGCAAATTAATAGACAAGTTGAATATCTTAAAAGTATTTTACTTGAACTCAAAAATGATGAGGATAAAGAAGATGATACAAAGATTGGGGATTTAGAGGGATGAGTTTATTTTATTACTTAAATACCGACCATACTTATCACCCTTGTGATGTTCACGAATGGAGAGAGCAATTTGAAAAAATGGATAGGCATGTGGCGGACGACGTAATTAATGATTTACGCGTGTCCACGGTTTGGCTTGGTAATGATCATAATATCTTGGGTGATAGGCCTCTTTTGCTGGAGACCATGGTTTTTGAAGGGAAGGGTTATATGGAGATCTATTGCGATAGATATTCTACATGGGATGAGGCTGTTATAGGTCATAAAAAGGCAATTCAATGGGTTAAAGATGGATGCAAAGATGAACCAAGATGAAGTGGATTTAATTTACAACTACCTGCATGAGAATTATGAATATGTGGATGGAGAGTTGATAAGGAAAATAAAGCCAAAAAATGGAACAGGAAAGATAGGGGATAAATTAGGTAATTTTTTTTATCATTCAAAAAATAAATCGGCTCCTCTACTTCGCGGAGATGCATATATTCCTAGGCGCATTACCTTACCTCTTTCCCATTTAATCTACATATTTCACTATAAAACAAAACCAAGAAATCTTACATATATTGACGGAAATATATCGAACTTATGTATTGAAAATTTACAATTTTTATCAGGGAGTAAGGCAAGCTTGAAGACACATGCTTCATATGAAGGAAGTGGTTTTACAAAAATAAAAAACAAAATGGGTGGTGTAAGATACCGGGCAAATATTTCATTAAATGACAAAACGATTACTTTGGGATCATATAAAACAAAGGAAGAGGCTATATTAATATACAAAGAAGCAAAAAAAATAATTGCTTCAGGGGTGTCTGATAGAACCGACTTAAAGAACTTATTAAATAAAAATTTTTCTTTTTGTACTGCGAAACCCGATCACAACACGACTACAGGATTAAAAGGTGTTTCAGTGAAAAATGGAAAATTTTATGCCCGAATTAGAATAAAGGGCATTGTTGTTTTTTATCAGAAATTTGATTGTGCGCGTACTGCCCACGAAGCCTATCTTAAAGCCAAAAAAGAGTTAACCTAATGAAGGCGCTGCGTCCCTATCAGAAGCAGGCTGTATCTGAGTGCTGGGATGCATTAAAGAAAAATGACGACCCCGTATTACTCATGGCAAGCGTTGGTTCCGGGAAAAGCCTCATGATGGCAGACATCCTGATCACCATGCAACGAGCAGGTAAGCGCGCACTTTGTCTTGTAAACAGCGCTGATTTAGTTCTTAACAATAGCATTGCATTCAACGAACAAGGAGGACACTCCTCCATTTATTGCGCAGCCCTAAAGTCAAAAGACACCAGTGCGCCAATAGTTTTTGGAACGCCGCAATCCATTCTTAATGGAATTAACAAAGAAGACGATATTGCAAAAATTAGATTCAATATGATTGTTGTGGATGAAGCGCACTGCATTAATTACACAAACCATCAATCATGCTTTATGCGTATTTTAAGGCATTTTAAACAAAAATATCCTGAAATGAGGTTATTGGGAGCAACAGGCACTAATTTCAGATTTAAAGGCTCTGAAATAGTAGGACCACAATGTCTGTTTAAATCACAAGTCGGGAACATCACAACCGATAAGCTCATTAAAGATGGATATTTGATTGATCCGTCCTTCAAAATAGATGGCCGCCTTCTCCTAGATTTTTCTAATGTAACCATTAAACGTAATGGAATGTTCGACCAAAAAGAACTCGAAACAGTCGTTGAACGAAGTGCACGATTAACAGAACTTAT